ACCTTGTCGGCTCCGAGCATGATTATATCGGCAAGTAATGTGATTGCAATACGTTGATCGTAACGATTGATAATAGCGTTAGTGTCAAACTGTCTTGAACCACCTGTCGAAAGCAATTTAAGCTCCCAGCCGTGACTCATTACAACACCATCATTACGATCACGCCGAATACTCGTAACTAACGTCAAAGCGCGATTCTTAGCCTCTACGGCCTTCGGATCTTGTGTATTATCCAGATCCATACCTTCGGGCGCCGTAACAACAGGAAGACCCGCAAGATCTCTTTCAATGCCGATGCCTTCAACTTCCTCAATGTGTTTCTTAAAATACCAAGGACGGTAGGCACCGCGTAAGAAAGAGACACCTTCCGGGTTATTGTACTGTGCGCTGGTGCGGAAGAGCAAGCATCTTTCCATTGGAATATATGCTCGGCTCGTATCAGTCTGCTGCCAAACGCCCTGAATTTCGTCATGGTCATCAAACTCCCACTGGTATAAAGATGTTTGCCGGCGACCAGGTAATTTACGCCAACCAATTCGGTTGTCGTTAAATTGGCTGTTCTTCGTGGGATCTTTGCTTTTCCCGTTACGCTTTTTATACACAATTTCATGTAAAGCAAAACCGTAAGGAAAATACGAAGTAAGTTCGTCAATAAAGTCTACCCACGTTTCACTCATATCAGTACGGCAGCTATCAACGAAAGCGGCACATTCAATATCAGTTTCAGAATCGGAGGCAGGCTCAACACGCCAAGTTACCTGACGAATCAACATCCGGCAGCAAAATAAAATTGCTGTGATGACAGGATCATTACTAGACATTTCCTGGTATATTTCTCCTGCCCACGGCCACTTTAATTTACGAATAAATTCTTCGTAAACATACCCGCCCATTTGGCGTAAACCTGAGCGGCCCACTTCACTAAAAACCGGAGCTCCGGAAACTTGCTTATCAGCCATTTAATAACCTCCTTTCTAAGTCCCGAAACGGGAAAAATAATTCGACCCAACAGCTTCTCTCCCAAAAACTTCATCAGCGTATTGCGCATTCAGGTCATCTTCCAACCAGGTACTTACCTGGTCTTCGTGTTCCTGAACCACAATCGGCGCACCAGTGATATTAGATGTGGAGCCAAGCTGGCTAATACAACCCGATAAACAATCCACCATGTCATCATGAATACCACCCGGAAAACTTTCTAGCTCATCAAAAAACACATCCAGGTTACGACAGCCACGTAAAACTTTAATATTACCATTACCTGCTGCGGCACTGGCAATAGAAGCACGATCGACTTTCGAACCAGTGGAGGAGATGCCGCTGTAAGCATACCCCTTGAAGATGCTCCGACTTTTTGAACTAATCACAGCAATGCCAGAAGACCCCGGCTCTTGCTCTTCATATACGGCAACACCGTATCCGTCATGGACGGCGGTACTGCGTTGCAATTTCTCGGTGCCCTCCGGATCCTTGCGCTGCCGGATAATGTCTTCGACATAGTAAATACCATTGGCTTCGCTAACTTTTAGACTGGCTGTGTAGTCAGGCTCACCGGACTTATTTCTCTTCTTTGCTTTTTCCTCATCAGTAGCCGCCATATCCCACCAGCGAATGGTTTTGCGATAAGGTGGCAACACATCGACCTGCTCAAACCAATCCCGCTTGAACATATTCCCTTTACGGGTAATTTCCCAGTTGCCCTCACGAAGACGGGCTCTGGTGACAGGATCCAGTTTGTTAAGGGTCTTATCATAGGACTCTTTATCGAGGTAAGGGTTATCATCAAGCCCTGCCGGGATAAACACGCGCCCTTCGCGAGGGCCTTCGATGATAAAACGATCGCGGACCCAAGCACCTCCGTCATCATCTGGCGGGTTACTTGCCCCGCGTACTCGCAGTGGCACATTCATTCCCAATAAACGACGGAGCCGTGAAAACATGTAAAGGTAATTGGCTTTGGCTATATGTGTTAGCTCATCGAAACCGATGAACTGATACTCGCCGCCTTGATAGTTGTATTTATCGTTGAGGTTCTCTAAATACCCAAACTGAATCGTTGAAACAGGAATTTTGGTGTCTTCCTGGTAAAATGTGAACTTCTTATCCTTTTCATCCCAACGCACTTCAGGATACGGAAGAAGCCACTCTTTGGCACGATCCATCAACGCGCCCGGCTTAGTTAAATCGGCGTAAGTCTTACGGAAGAGAATCGCCGAATATCCTGGGATATCCACATACTGTAAGGCACCCATTAGAAGGGCGTCACTGTTATGAGTTGGTATGAAACGGTCGGTTATCATGAATACGTGGCTGGGATGTTTAATTCGAACGCATTTCATCGGAATATTTGAAGATGTTTGTATGATGTCCTCAATCCAAATCGCGGTATCTCCTCGAGCACCCTCTGTGAGGATATTAGCAATCTTCCTAGGCAATGTTGCTACAGGCTCTCTGGGTGTAAACATAACGCGGTTACTTTCGAATAACTGTCCTTTATAGGTCGAAGGAGCCACCGTGGTAGAAACCTTATAACCCAAGGAACATATTAAAGAAACCACTTGTTGGAATAAATCAGTGCGTTTTATAGTTTGTCCCCATTCGGCTCTACCACGTGGCTGAATGTGTCCATCAGAATCCATAAGTCCCTGCAGCAGCTGTAACCGTTGTTCACGAGACGATAGCATATACTGCACAGGGATATATTTATTGTCTAAAAGCCCCTCCATCCGTAAAAGAGTACGAAAGCCTTCCAACACAACTCTCTGACAAGCCCCGTGTTGGGGAGTACACGACAAAATAGTTTGCCCTAGCGCATGAACACTTTCAATAAAAAATTCTAAATCCTCATCGCCCACAGTGAAAGAGCCATCGATGGATGCGCCATCACCTAACCAATACCCCAATAAATAGGGAGATATGGGAAGAGTCTGTGTATCGCCTTGAACACCTTCAAATTTTGGAAGACGCCAACGTTTTTGCATTTTATTATTTTTCTTAACTGTTACACCTATGTCCAGGATTTCCTGCGTTGTGAGGATATGCGTCTCTACGCACGTATAATGTCGGTGATTACGATTTTTTTGTGTAACTTCTTCTACCGTCCATAAATGTTCACTATTACAAGTAATCTTAGAACCGTCTGAAAAAGTTATCACATAATTAACCGGGCATCTTTTTACGGGCGTAATATATTCAATTTCAGACCATGAGCCATCTAAAGCTACAACGCGATCAGTTTCAAGTAGAGTACCAATTGTCTTCCACCCCGAATCTGTAAAAAGCACTTCCGTTAAAGGTAACAACTTACCGCCACCAGCTGCGCCCCCGTAAAAAGCTTCTTCACAATCGAGCAATAGAAACGCTGCCTGCTTCGGTGTCGGGGTGTGTGGGATATATTTCGTAACCCTCGGTGTGAGGACTTTCTTTAAGGCGGACAGATCCGCATTTGAAAGTTGGTCGAGCTGAATGTTTCCTAGCGAGATCTGCTGCAGCAACGTGTTAAACTCACTCAGTTGCTGATTCATCCTCGGCCACCTCCTCGTCGGTTATGTCAACAACGTCATCACCTGGTACGCCATTTAGCGCCGTGTTCAAAGCACCACTACGCTGCAGCACTGCCAGGATACTTAAAAGCGTATCAGGACGTTTCATATCCTCATGCATCTTCTGCGTGACAGGCGTGCCTATTTGATTGATTTGCATTGGCCCGCCCGCGTTATTCGTCTGATTGACAATAGACAGTAGAGGGCCAGTGGAGGTAGCGGACTGACCCCCTACTGAATCGGGCTTATCACCGCTCATGCCAGCGCTAATGCGCTCATACTTGAGGCCTAATTCCAAAAGCTGGATTGCTTCTTTAGGTGACATTTTGTCAGCCTGTTTCTTAAGCGCCTCAAAAGCTTTGGCGGTGAGTGCCTGCGCAATTTTTGTGTGGCGATCCAGCATCAGATTACGTTTGATCGCCTGTCTGCGCTGCTGCATTGCGGCCATCCACGAATCATACATAGTAGCGCGCAAGCCCCAACTGTATACCTGTGCAAGATAGTTCACAGTACCCGCGGAAAGCTGAACTGCCTTAGCCAAAACGGATAAAGACCGTGAGACTAGCAGCATGTCCACGTCATTATAAAAAGCGTATCGCATGTCGCGGTACAGCTTGAACAGATTGTAATAGTCAACACGCTCCCACTCCTGCCGTTCCCAAAGCGGAATACCTTGAATAGTGGGGTATCCGTCGATAACCGAAAAGCTGTGAAAACACTCCTCAATCTGAGCATCACGTAAATCTTCTAGGGTGTCGGCGTACGGAACAAGTGAGGCAAGCATGAGTGGATCCACGACGCCATAATAACCGCCAAACTCGCAAGGAGTTTCATTATTGCCATCATTGTCAGTAAAAGTGGTAAGTTTTCTACCATAAGTC